ATGATGGGATGCGCGCATCCCATCATTGGCGATCAGCAAGACCACAGGCCTGCAGGCGGCTCTGGATGGCAAGTTCCCGAATCCATCCGGCACTACGGCTCAGTACCTGCGTGGCAATGGGTCGTTGGCAACCTTCCCGACAGCGGTCTCCGCTTTCACAAACGATGCCGCCTATGTGACCAGTCCAGGCCTGACGACCACGCTTGCAGGCTATGCGACGACATCCGCACTGACCAGTGGCCTGGCAAGCAAGTTCAACACGCCAGCAGGTACGACAGCGCAGTATGTCCGCGGCGATGGCTCCCTTGCCACGCTGCCGACCACGCCAGCGGCCTCCCAAGCCTCCGCATCGCGCACGCTGAACACGGCATTCCAGGTGTCCACGACCCGCAGCGCCCTGGTCATGTACTCGGTGCAGATCACAGCCACTGCATCCATTGCTGGCGGCCAGAACGGTGACGTGATCCTTGAGATTGCGTCGGACAGCGGTTTCACGGCCAACGTGCAGACAGTCGCTATCGCTGGGCTGGGCCAGACCTACACCCTGGCAGTCGCTATCCAAGGCGTCCAGCCGCAAACCTCAGTCGTGTCGGGTTTCGTGCCGGCCGGCTACTACACACGTCTGCGCACCGTGAACAACACGGGAACGCCGACTTTCACATACCGCGCAGGCCAGGAAGTCCTGCTCTAAGGAGATCAAGATGGATGAAGAACTGCAAGGCGGCGAAGGCGCCGAACTGGACTTGGCTGGGGCCTTTGGCGATGAAGGAGAGGGCAGTCCTGATGATGGTGGCCAGGAGCAAGACCTTGGCTCGTTGATTCCCGAAGACGAAGGCGCCCAGGCGCAACAGCAGCAACAGGACGACGACCCAGAAGACGAATGGGAAGCTGGCGGCGAGAAGTACAAGCTCAAGCGGTCTGAGCTGCGCGCCGGCTACATGAAGGACGCGGACTACCGGCAAAAGACGGCCAAGGTAGCAGAACGTGAGCGCGCTGCAGAGCAGTTCGCCCAACGCCTCAATATGGAGCGCCAACAAAGCGCCAACCAACTTGAGGTGCTGATGGGCACTCTGCAGCAGTCTCTCGTTGGCAGCCAGCCATCTACGGAGTTGCTCAACAGCGACCCGACAGAGTACCTGCGTCAACAAGCTGCGCATAACGAGCGTGTGCAGCAGTTCAACCAAGCCTACCAGCATCGACAGCTACTCCAGCAGCAAATGCAAGCTGCCCAGTACGCTCAGTTCGAGCAGCGTGTCAGGCAGGAGCAATCAGCGCTCCTTGAACGGATCCCGGAATGGCGCAGCGAGAAAACGCGTGCTGCGGAGCAAAAGGGGATCGCAGAAATGCTCAGTCAGGTTGGCTACCAGCCCGACGAAATCAACTCGCTCAACGACTCCCGCGCAGTCGCATTGGCCCGCGATGCATGGAAGTGGCGTCAACAGCAGCAGCTGAGGACGGAGCGCCAAGAACCCCCTCGTGTGCCCAAGCCGATCCGCCCAGGTACGGCGAATGCACAGAAGCAAACCAATTCACTGGTCTCGCGCGCCAATGAGCGCCTGCGCCGCAACCCGAACGACTCGGATGCACTGGCAGGCCTGCTGGCGGGCAGTGGCCTGTAACCCAATCGGAGAACGCAATGCCTGCAAATACCCTGCTGACTACCACTCCCATCGTGCGCCTGGCCGAGGACGTGGAAGACAAGATCTACAACTTTCGCCCCACGGACACGCCTCTGGCGTCCTCGATCAGCTCGACCAAGGTCGAAGCCAATCTGCACGAGTGGACTGCCGACGAATACCGCACGCCCAATGCGGACAACGCGGCCATCGAAGGCGCTGACGCCACGTTCGTGATCCCGACCCAGCCGAAGGTCTACAGCAACCGCAACCAGATCTTCCAGGACACGGTATCGGTATCTGGCACTGCTGAGGCAGTCAAGAAGTACGGCCGCGCAAGCGAAATCGCGCGCCTGAAGACCAAGAAGCTGATCGAGCTGAAGAAGGACATGGAAGCGGCGTTCATCTCGAACCCCGTGGCCGTGACTGGCACGGGCGCAGTGGCATCCAAGCTGCGCGGCCTGTATGGCTGGATCGCAACCAACAACTCGCTCGGCGCCACGGGCGTTGCGCCCGACCCGACGACCAACACCGGCCCCACGGCTGGCACACTGCGTCCGTTCATCGAGGACTACCTCAAGACGGTGATCCGAGCTGTGTACGAGAACGGCGGCGACGCTTCGGTGCTGATGGTCAGCCCGCAACACAAGCAGCGCGTCTCGACCTTCACCGGCAACGTGCAGCGCACTAACGAAGTGGCTAACAAGAGCCGCAACGAAGTGGTTCTGCGCACGTCCTTCACGATCTACGGCCACGACTTCGGCGAAACCAAGGTCGTGCCCAACCGCGTGATGACGGGCAGCCGCGCCGGCCTGGTGAACACGTCCTACGTGATCGACTACGACAAGATCAAGCGCGGTTCTCTGCGTGGCATGCAGTCGCAGAAGCTGGCAAACGTGGGCGACAGCGAGCAATGGCAGATGCTGACCGAAGTTTCCCTGGTTGTCGGCCAGGAAAGCACGCTTGGCGCGATCCGCGACCTGACCGTGACCGGCGCGTAAGCACCAAGCGAGTCAGAAACCGAGGGGGCTGGAGAAATCCAGCTCCCTTTTTCTTTGGGGGAAAGAAATGCGTCGTGAGATCGTTTATGAAGCCGGCCAGATGCACGATGCCTTGTTCGTGGACATGGACCAGCTCAAGGCCCATGCGGATTGGTGCCAGGCCCGGCAGAAAGAAGGCCTGACTGAGGTCCATGGCATGCGCATCCTGGGTGAAATTCCCGGCGAGTTCGTTGAGGCGTATTGCAACAAGAATGGTGTGACGTTCCAGGAGTGGATGCAGAACCCTGAGCACGCCCGCATCATGCTGCGCGACCCGGCCTTGGCGCACTTCCGCATTCACCCGGGCAAGATATGAACTACGGCCAGCTGAAGGCGGCTATGACCGCTTACACGCACCGATCAGATGCTGCGGCGATGGCTGATGTGTTCATGCCCATCGCCGAGCAGCGCATCTATTTCGGTGAGAGCAACTCTCCTGCCGTTCGCTTGTCATCGATGCTGTCCACCGTGACTTTGGCAACCGGAACGAGGCCAGCTGGTTTCGTTGAAGCCAAGAAGGTTTTTGAACTGAGCCGCCCAGAGTGCCCGCTTGAATTCCGCCCGATGGAGTTCATGGACCGGGAGTGCCGCAAGTTCTCTTGGGATGGCGAAACGCTGGTCCTTTCTCGCGACATGTCGTTCCCCATGCAGATGACCTACTACGGCCAGCTCGCAACTCCGGTGGCGGACGCTGACACGAATCCGATTCTGACCAAATTCCCCAACGTCTACCTGACCTCGATCCTCGTTGAGTTCGCCCGTTGGGCGCGTGATGACGAGATGCTTGTGCGGGAGGCTGGCAACTATGCGAGCGCTGTTTCCTCGGCGCAATCTGCAGACCAACGAGCCCAGCACTCGGGCTCCATGCTTGTGATGAGGACACGGCCATGACTGTCGAAACTGCCCTCTACCCTTCCCAGTTGAATCCTGCATTGCCTTTCGCCTCTGACATGGTGTCAGAGGGTGATGACCACATCCGTCTGCTGAAGACGGTCGACAAGACCACGTGGGGCAACGTTGCAGGCGCCGTTTCCGCCTCCCACATCGAGCTGAATTACATCGTTGGCGTCACGTCCCCGCTGCAAGGGCAGATCAACGGAAAAGGCGCGATCACAGGTCAAACATGGACCGGCGCACACGTCTTCAATGGCTCAATCGCCGTCCCAACGCTCGCTCAGGCCACCAGCACCACAGGCGCCGCATCCACAGCATTCGTGCAGAACGAGTGGGTCACACGCCTGCCGAACTACACGGGTCCAATCACGGCGTCTACGGCTGAGCTGAACCGCATGGTCGGCGTGACATCTGGCGTTCAGGCCCAGATCAACGCCAAGGCGACGAGGGCCGGCGACACATACACCGGCACGCACGATTTCTCTGGCGCAACGAGCATCACCGCCCCAACGCGCACAACTGGCGATGCCACCACGAATGTGGCCACTACCGCTTTTGTGGCTGCTGCAGCACTGTCCACGGCCTTGCCCGGCCAGGCAGGCAACGCAGGCAAAGTCATCACAACTGATGGCACGAACGCATCATGGACAAGCGTTCTCACTGGGCCGCTGTCGGTGCCAGCCGGGGCCAGTGGGGCACAAGCCCCCCGCGCAAGTGAGGTCCCGGTACTCGCCCGCACAACGATGCTGCACGAATATTCCAATTCTTCAATGAATGGGGTAGCGCTTGATGCATGGAAGCAGTATTCGATTGACGCAGGCGCTGTTTATGCTCGGCCTCTTGGGACTTCCGCGACTAATGGAGACAGGTTATCTCTGATAAACCACGGGAACACCTGGGTTACTGGGAATTTCACAGTGACCATCCCGAGTGGAAGCCTGCTTTTTGTCGCCGGGAATCAGTTGATATCCGGTCCCAACACGCTTGTTCTTGACTCTGACAAAGTTGAGAAGATTGAGTTCACATGCATTTCCACAAATGGCCCCGGTCTCCCTGTTTGGGTTATGTCGATTTCCTGAAAGTCTATTATGAATCTCTCTGAAATAGTCAATGGGAGCGGCGGCTTTTATGACCAGTTTTTGTTTGCATCGTCTGGCTCATTCACAGCGCCATCTACAGGATTGGTGAGGATCAGCGCGGTTGGAGGCGGAGCGGCCGGGACTTCTGGCGGTCGTGGCGGATGCGCTGGAGGATTTTCCACAATTGTTGTGAAGCTAACTAAATCGTCAGTCGTTAGTTTCACGGTTGGTGCTGGTGGGGCGACAAGTGGGCAATCTGGCGGCAACACAACGGTGACAGCAACAGGCGTTTCCCTGGCTGCTAATGGCGGCTCTGCGACAGCTGGCGGCACGGCATCGGGTGGAGAGGTAAATGTCACGGGCGGTGTATCTGGGAATGTCGCTGGCTCCGGTGGCGGTGCAGTTGGTGTGTATGGAGTGACGCCAGGTGCATCCGGGGCTCTTGCTGGTTCTGGTGGATCTGGCGTAGGCGGTGGTAGCGCGGCTGCGAATGCGAGTCCTGGGGGGGGCAGTTTCGGCGCTGGGACTACAGCAGCTCCTGGACTGGGAGGCATGGGATTCGGCGGTGGTCGCATCCTGATGCCTGTTGGCCGCGGTGGCTATTCCATGTCGCTGATGGGTGAGGCAGGGGGCGGCGGTTGTGGCGCAAATTCTGCGATCCGCGCGGGCGATGGCGGGGTGTTTGCTGGCGGTGGCGGTGCAACAAACTTTGGCGGCGCGACTGCTGGAAATGGGAATCTTGGCGGCGGCGGCGGCGGGTCGGTTGCGGCTGGAACGCAGGGCGTTGGTGGCCAAGGCTGCGTGATCATTGAATACTTCAGGAACTAGAAATGAAGCGCATTGAAATCTTGCATTTGGATGGATCGGTCGCAAACATCATCCTATGCGATGAAGATTGGGCTGAGCAGTATCACCCCGGCTGCTGGAGGATAGCTCCTGAGACAGAGTTGCCAGCATCTACTGCGCCGCGCCACATTAGCGTTGGCGCGTTCTATGACCGTTTCGGCGCTGCCAAGTGGGGAATTCTTGCAGATGAGAGCGCTGCAGTTCGTGCTGTCGTGCGCGATGCCAGCATTCGCCAGTACATCGATCTGGACAACAGCCAGTTGTCTGCTGGCCTGGCGAAGCTCGTTGATGCCGGGCATCAGATTGATCCGGCAGCGATCATCAGCGCGCCGGTCCAACTGCACGAGTTGCCATGACTGTCCAGACTCTCGCGGATCTGGGAAAGGTCGGCATCGTCAAGGATGTCCAGCCCCAGGAGCTCCCTATCAATGCCTGGTCTGATGGGGCCAACATCCGCTTTCGTGACGGCGGGGTGGAGCGCATGAAGGGTGAGCTGCAGGTGTTCACCACTCCATCAGTTGTGCCGTACTGGCTGCAGCCCTACTACCAGGGTGGAAAGCGCTATTGGGTGCATGCCGGGTTGAGCGCAGTGTATACAGATGACGGCACCACGCGCACGAACATTACGCCTTCTACCGCTCCAACTGGCGGGATCGACAACCGTTGGACTGGCGGCGTTCTCAATGGCGTCCTGGTGGCGAACAACGGTGTAGATGCGCCGTGGTATTGGGGTGGGACAGGCCTGATGCTCGCGCTCCCAGGTTGGACGGCCGGCATGAAGGCCGCAAGCCTGCGCCCGTTCAAAAACGTACTTGTCGCACTGGATGTGACGAAAAGCTCCACACGCTATGCAAACATGGTGAAGTGGAGCGACATCGCCGCGCCTGGAGCGGTTCCGCAAAGCTGGGACCAAAACGACAAGACGAAAAACGCTGGTGAACTAGACCTTGCGGAAGAACCGAGCCTGATGGTGGATCAGTTGCCCATGGGTGACGTGAACATCATCTACAAAGAGAACAGCATGTACGCCATGCGGGCGACTGGCGGCACTGATGTGTTCTCGTTCCAGCGTCTTCCTGGCGCTGTTGGCGCACTCGGGAAGGGCTGCATCGCGCAGACGCCATTCGGCCATGTTGTGCTCACTCATGGCGACGTGATCCTGCACTCTGGACAAGGCCCGAAGTCGATCATCAACGGGCGCATGCGGCAATGGCTGTTCAAGCAGATCGATTCTGTGAACCGTGGCCGCTCGCTGGTCTTCTCAAATCCTCCAGTCAAAGAGGTTTGGGTGTGCTTCCCGGAGCTAGGTAAGAACTACTGCACGCTGGCATGCGTCTGGAATTGGGAAGAGGACACGTGGTCAATCCGGCGCCTGAACAACATCACTTGTGGTGGCGTGGGCCAACTGGACAGCGGCACTACGAACACCTGGGCATCTCAAAACTACGCCTGGGCTGATGCAGCTCAGGCATGGAACGAAGACCCGCTGTCGTCTGCGCAAGAGCGGCTGCTGATCGGCAATGCATCGCCAATCATCAATGCAGTAGAGATCACGGGGACGATCAACGGAGCTGCGTACAGCAGTGTGGCAGAACGTACTGGCATTGCCCTGGGCGCGCCGGATGTTGTCAAGACAGTGCGGGGCCTGAGGTTCCGGGCGCTAGGCGCTGTCGGCACGCAGATCCAGATCGAGGTAGGTGGTCAGATGAGCATGGAAATGCCGATCAGCTGGTCAGCTCCTGTGACCCACATCATCGGCGGTAGCGCATACGGGCAGATTGACACATTCGCGAATGGCCGATTCCTTGGGGTGCGCATCACATCCTTGGACAACCAGCCCTGGCGTTTTCAGTCCTATGACGCCGATTTCATCGTGACTGGGAGGTACTGATGTACGTGCCAACGAACGTCCCGCCGAATGCTGCGGAACTCCCTGGGTGGCTCATGCAAGAGCACCTGAACCTACAGAAGGCCCTCAACGGGCCTTCTTCTTTTTTGACGCTGCAAGAACTGCACAAAGAGCCCGCAAAGATCATTGTGGGCATGGTGGTTCTTGCTGATGGCACGGACTGGAACCCGGGCAGTGGCTCCGGTTTCTACGGCTACCGCGCGGGAGCGTGGCGATTCCTCGGATAGGAGAAAACATGGCACTCTATCAATACCCCGACGGCACCCAAGGCTCCACGCCCTACCAAATGGGCGCGGATGGCCAATACGCGCGCCAGGGCTCCGGCCTGATCGAAGGATCGATGGTGTATGGTCAGCCCGGATCAGGCTATGCCGCTGGAACTGAACTTTCGGCAATGGGCCAAGGCCCGGCCACGAATCAATGGGCCACATCTGGCTTCGGCCAGCCGCAGGGCGGCAGTGGTGGCGCCGTCTTCGGCGGGTCGAATCCGTCTGGTGGCGGCATGACGTTCCATGGCGGACCATCGCCCGCCCCAATGCAGAACGCTGGCGGTGCTGGCGGCAGCTACATGGATCAGACGAACCCCTATTTGCAGAAGCAAATGGACGCGGTTACGAAGACCATGACCGACAACTTCAACACCCGGGTGCAGCCGCAGATCGCGTCCAACGCGATGGCCGCTGGTGGCTACGGCGGTTCGCGGCAGGGCGTGCTTGAAGCCAATGCCATGAACGACCTGCAGTCGAACATCGGGAGCGCACTGGCTGGGCTCGGTGGAAATGCATTCGGCCAGCAGCTGCAGTACGACCTGGGCCGGCGCGCAGACAACCTCGGACAGGGCAACCTGGGGCTTGGCTACTACAACGCAGCGAACAACTACAACTTGGGCCTTGGCAATCAGAACCTGGGCTACGCAAATCTGGACCGTCAGATCAACAACGACAACAACAGCTGGGCGCTGCAAGGTGCGCAACTTGGCAACAACACCTGGAACCAGTTGAACAACAACAACCTGACGGGGTTGAACGCTGGAAACACGATCCAGAACACACCTCTGAACTACTGGCAGCAGTTCATGAATGGTGCAAATGGGATGGGTAACGGCTTTGGCACATCGACGGGTACGACAAACGTGCAGGGCAACCCGCTGCTCGGTGCATTGGGCGGCGCCCAGCTGGCAGGACAGATCGGCAACCTTTGGGGTGGTGGTTCGTCCGGTGGCGCAAGCAGCGGAGGATCTGGCTTAGGCCTGCAACCGCCAACAACTGGTTTCTGGGGGACAACGTCATGAGATACGAAGCGGAGAATCTCCCCAATGATGCGGTGCAGGCGATCCGCCCGGCATTCGAGAAATCTCTTGCTGATCAGTCCGATTTCTGGGTTGAACAGTGCCGGTCTGGCAACGCTCAATACTGGCGTAGTGACGATGGCGCGTACTCGGCAATCACAGAGGTGCGCGACACGGAAAAGGGCCGTGTATTCCACATGGTTGCATCTGCGGGCTCCTATCGCCCATCTCTTCTTGAAGAGGGCGAGAACTGGGGTCGAGAGATGGGCTGCGCACTTGCCATGACAGAAGGCCGGCCAGGCTGGGCCAAATTGCTCGACGGATACAAGGCCGTGTCCGTCCAATATATGAAGGAACTCTGATGCCAGCAGCACTTGTACCAATTGCCGGAGCCGTCGCCGGATCTGTGGTTTCCGGGGCTTTGAACAAAGGCGGTGGTGGTGGATCGTCCCAGACCACTACGAACGAGCCTTGGAGCGCAGTCCAGCCGTGGATGAAGGAGAACATCGAAAAGGGCCAGAAGCTCCAGGGCTACTACGAACAGAACCCGTTCAACTCGCTGCAGCAGAACAGCTACCAGAACCTGTATGGTGATCTGGACAACTATCGGCAGAACATGGCGCCGAGCATGATGGCCCTGTCCAACAGGCTCATGAACAGCAACTACCAGCGCGCGCCTGCAGGCTCGGAGATGGGTGGATACCTGAGGCCTGAGCGCAGCATGGGCGCTGGCACGTACACCTATGGCGCTGGTGCTGCGCCTGGCGGTGCGGGCCAGGCTGGAGCTCTTGCAGGACTGCTCGGCCAAGCTGGGCAAGGCCAGACTCCACTTATGCAGGGTGGCGGCCTGTTGGGCGGGGGCGGCATCTCTGGCGCGCTCGGTGGCCTGATGAGCAGCCAAGGCCAGGACATGACGCAAGGTGCTGGCCAGGGCATGCAGTCGGGCGGGATTCGCCCAAGCCCTCTGATCCCCACCATGATGGCGAATCCAGGTACGGCCTACGGTCAGATCGATTTCGACGCGCTCAACCCCTACAAGGGCGCGCTCAAGCCAGAGGAAAAGTCTGCCGACACAGCCAACACAACTGGCTTGAATGATGACGAGTTGGAGTACCTGCGCCGCCAATACGCTCAGGACAAGTTCAGGCGCGATCAATATGGTGATTTCGGTGGTGGAGGTGCGTGATGGCTGGACTACTCGATTTCCTGAACAGCCCTGATTCTCAGCTTGGGCTGAATCTGCTTGCTGCTGCTGGCAGCGGTCAACGCTTTGGGCCTGGTCTGTTGGGCGCCATGCAAGGTGTGCGCGCCCAGCAGATGGAAGAGATGAAGCGCGGCCTGTTGCAGTCTCAAGTCGATGAAAACAAGGCGCAGGCTGCACAACGACAAATGGCGGTGGATATGGCGCGCAGAGAAGGTGAATTGGCGCAGAAGTTCTACCAGCCAGGCCAATCGGCTATGCCAGCCCTGATGGGGGATGCCGCCTCTGGAATCATGCCAAGCCAGGGCCGTGCGGCCACGCCTGGCAACTTCGACATGCAGGGATATGCCAACGCGATGATGGGAGTGAACCCGAAACGGGGTATGGAGCTTCTGGCCGCGATGCAGAAGGAAATCCCTGTGGACAAGATCGACCCGACCAAGTTCACGCCGGCCTCTTTGGCGAAGTTCGCGCAGAGCCGTAACTACGGGGATCTGATGCCACGTGACAAACTGGAGTTCATTGAGGGTGTGGGCGTCAATCCGTTTGACCCTTCAAACGCAAATCGTTCCATCCCGAATCCCAACAAGCCCTTTCAGATGGACGCTCAGGGCAACATCATCCCCAATAAAGCGTACCAAAGTTACGAGATCAGCAAAGCAGCAGCCGGAGCGGCGAGAAACAGCACCAATGTCAGCGTCAATACTGAGAAGTCATTCTTGAACAAGGTGGCGGAAGGCGTTGGCAGCCAGATAGATTCCTCGCTTGCCGGCGCAAGAGGTGGCCAATCCACGATCAGCACGCTGAACAATCTGGACGCCGCGTTGAACAGCGGAAAGGTGATGGCCGGGCCACTCACTGCGCCTGCTCAGGTGATGATGCAGATCGGCACGCAGCTTGGCCTTGGTGGGAAAAGTTCCAAGGAGACCCTGGAAAACACGCGTTCTGCCATGCAAGCAATGGCACAACTGGAACTGGATGCCGCTAGCCAGATGAAGGGCCAAGGCCAGATCACGGAAAGCGAGCGTGCGATCCTGAGGAAAGCAGCCTCTGGCGACATCAGTATGTCAATTGGCGAGATCAAGACGCTCTCCAAGGTGGCCCGCAAGACCGCAGAGAACCGCATCCGCCAGCACAACCAGAACGTGCAGCCGCTGCTGAGCAACCCCAATGCAGGAGCCTTGGCGCCGTTCCTGACCGTCCCACAGCCCGAGGCCGCGCAAGCGCCTGCAGGCGGTGGTGTCGTAGACTTTTCGAGCCTCAAATAATGGATGTACGTCTGCCGGATGGCACCATCATCAGCAATGTCCCGGACGGCACGACAAAGGCCGACCTGGTCACGAAACTGCAGAAGAACGGTATGGCTGTGCCTGCAGATTGGCTGCAGCAGAGCGCGCCCGCCGCTCCTGCAAATCCTGTGCAGGACGCAGGACGCGCGGTCAACCGCGGCATCTCCGACCTGCCGCGCCAAGTCGGATTGGCCGGGCGCTATGGCCTGGAGGGCCTGGCAAACGCCGCCCAGGTGTTCACAGAGCCCGTTGCCGGGCTCATGCGCATGGCTGGCATCAACACAGCTCCTTTGGGGCAAGTAGCCACAAGCGCGGCTGATGCCATTGGCTTGCCTAAGCCGCGCGACGAGCTAGAGCGTGTGGTGGGCGACGCCACACGCCTTGTCGCGGGCGCTGGTGGCACTCTTGGTGGCGCCCAGCAACTGGCAAAGCTGCCCGGCATGATCGGCTCCATTGGCGGAGCTCTATCGACTGCGCCCATGGCTCAACTGTCGTCTGCTGCGGGCGGTGGCGGCTTGTCTGGTCTGTCGCGCGAAGGTGGTGGAGATGAACTGCAGCAGGCCGCGGCCGGTCTGATCGGTGGTGTGGCTGGCGGCTTTGCTCCTGGTCTGGTGCAGGGCGCCACGGCGGGCGTGAAGCGTGCCATGACGCCGAAGATGACGCCCCAGCAACTGGACGCGCAGATCAATGTGATCTTCGAGCGTTCGGGCGGCGACTACTCGCAGATCCCGGAGCGTGCACGCCAGGCGCTGCGCACTGAACTGCGCAGTGCGCTGCAGTCCGGCAAGGAAGTGAATGCTGATGCTGTGCGCCGACTGGCAGACTTCCAGGCCCTAGGGGTCACGCCCACGCGCGGCATGGTCACGCAAGATCCTGTGCAGATCACGCGCGAGATGAACCTGGCAAAGATGGGAGCCAACTCCGCGGACGATCAACTGCAGGGCATGGCGCGTATCCAGAACCAGAACAACACGCGGCTGATCGGTAACCTGAACGAGGCCGGTGCGAGCCGTGGCGACCAGTTCCGTGCAGGCGAGTCGGCGATTGGCGGAATTTTGGGCAGGGATGCCCAGAAGGCCGCGAACGTGACCACGCTTTACGACCAGGCGCGCGACACCACGGGGCGTAGCGCGCAACTGAACGGCCGCGCCTTTGCTGACAAGGTGAGCGAGGTGCTGGATCAGAACTTGCTCGGTGGCGCATTGCCGCCCCAGGTGGAGCAGCACATCAACCGGATCTCTGCCGGCCAAGTGCCATTCGATGTGAACTATGCCGAGCAGCTAAAGACGTTGATGGGCAACCTGCAGCGGAACACCAATGACGGTCAGACGCGCATGGCGCTGGGCATGGTGCGCCGTGCTCTGGATGACACGCCGCTGATGCAGCAGGCTGCCCAGACAGCGCCTGGCGGCATCCCGATGCTCGGCGGGAGCGGCGGGACCAACCTCGGTCAAGAGTCCATCGATGCGTTCAACGCCGCGCGCCAAGCTGCCCGCGAGCGTTTCGCTTGGCAAGAGAGCGGCCGG